GAGATGCAGACCCTTTCTCACCTGCTTTTTTATCATACCATCTACTCTGGTAAGCCGACTGGGAGAAAACCACCTAAACCACCTTTTTTGCCCTGAAATGATAAAGTACTCTTATAAATACAAGAATTTCTCTATTTTTATAGATAGAAAGTGAAATCAGGGCGAAATAGGGGGTTTTTGGCGAAATAGGTGGTTTTCGTATTAACCCTTGATACAACAATAAAAAAACGACAAAAAAAAATTGATTTGTTTTTTGTTAATATAAGTATTAACAACAAGCGAATATGGGTGGTGATGATTTTATAATGAGAATAGAGAATGATTTTATTTACATTTGTAATGGTGAGTTGTATGGTAGATGTAGAAAATGCCGTTTATTCTTTCCTTTTCATGTATGCTTTGAAGATTTGCCTTTGGCTGAAAATCCTGAGGGCGGATGCAAATACGAGACATGCTATTGGTGTAGGAGGGGACGCACCAGTTGTATGTATTACCACTAAAAAAATAAAAAAAATTGAAATTAAAAAATTAAAATTAAAAAATTGATTTGTTTTTTTTTTATATATAAACTATAACAATATCGTATTAACCCTTCAGAAGACCTTTTAAAAAATTGATTACTTTTCAGATAAAGTATTAACAAGACAATAATAACAAGCGAATAAGAGAATAAGCGGACACACACAGAGACTACTATAAGGTAAGAAATCATTTTCTGAAAAATTGAAAAAGTTTTGTTGTAATCTTATTATATAATATATATTACGGAAAAACAACTTAAAGCGAATACATCATCATATTATATAATAGCAAATATGCCCTTTAAATACGCACACATCACTTGGACTGCTTGCCCTCAAGCCGTTGCTAATCAACTGGAGAGGTGGGCTACAAACCTGCTAAAAGATGCTGAAAAACTGAAATCCAATCTGAAGCAAGAAATATACTCTAAACCTGCTAACGACCAGATGCAAATACAATACGAGAATCCAGAAGGTTGGAAAGATAAAAGTAGTATCCTACATGATATTGTTGAAGACCTTGAGGTATTACAAAAATTACGAGAAAAAATACAGGTAGTTGAACTAAAAACACCAGCAGAGGAATGGGAAGAATGGGCTGTCACACAGAGACCCCTATACACCAAAGAGGCGATACAGAAACTACCAGACGATATGATATATCTCATTTCTACTTATCTGGAAGATGAACTCACATTAACTGAAGATGTTGGTGGGCATAATGGTGTTAGTGGTTTTAGAAACATTTGGTGGAAGGGAGGTGTGCAAACAGAGTTTAGGCTTGAGGTTGAGGCTTGTTTTGAACGATGGTCTATTGATGCCCTTAAAATGTTCTGGGTAAAAAATGTTCTACCAAAAATGACTTTCAACCATCTCTGCGATGATGGTTTCAGCAATTGGGGTAGTAAAGAGACCAATAATTACAATAGAACATATCTCGCTCGTGCTGTAGTGAAATGGAGTAAAGCCAAACTAATAAAAAACTTTACAAAACTATTCTGTATTACGGCGGATGAAAAGTGCAGTTTCAAGTTCCTACGAAAGATGCCTAACCACCCTCATGATATGGATGTTACCGCATACGTGTCAGTAAATAACTATATTGATAACATCATTTGTAATAAAGACATGTATCATCTCATAAAAACAATCTTTTGGATAACACGTATGTCTTGCACTACGATTAAAAAATACAAAAACAAAGAATTGAAAAAGTGTGGTAATCTTAATTACGATATAACTAATACAGGGCTATCTTATAAATTCACTTATATTGAATTCAACGAACAAGCCGATAAATATTTGCGAGAAAATCCAACTCATTACAGAGTTATGTACTATCGTGAAGGGATGGCTCATTTAGAAAAAATAGTTCCACGATTACATCCAGCCTATTAACTATTAAATAAAAAAAAAATGAAATGAAAAATTGATTTGTTATTATATACAAACTATAACAACAAAAACAACAAGTAATATGAGTTCAATTCAGCAACAATTAACAAACGCTTTGGAAAATAAGATGACCTTATATTGGGAAGAGGCAGATGGAAGTACCACTCTCATTACCTTAAATCAAGACGACTGGAAGGTTCTTGATGAAGACCACGAGGATAATGAATGGGGCGAACCTATCTTGTATGAGGAGGTGACAACGAGAAGTATGACTCTTGACTTTATATTAGACCCTGACAACGAATATAAACCACAACCACACACTTGATTTTATTAACACTTAAATAGGGGGCAACCCTTTTTTTCGTATTAACCCTTGATACAGCAATAAAAAAAAACGACAAAAAAAATTGATTTGTTTTTAAACTAATATAAAGAAATCAATATCATTATATTATATAATCCAACGAAAATGGGCAACAATAGTATCTTTCCAGTTGTTGATGGACACTTTTGGGTAGTAAGAGATGGACAGATTATAGACCCTTTCTTTGATGAATATAAAGACATCTGTGCTTTTAATAAGTGTGATTGGAAAGAGTCATCACATTTACCTGCTCCAGAAATCACACAGAAAATTATGATTGGAATGTTCAAGAAAGCATTAGATAAGTCTATTGGAGAGAAGCCGTTTGAAGAGCAAATATCAGAATTTGCAAACCTGTCTCGTAAAATTAGTGAAAAACCAGCCTTTGGTAAGTGCTTTCAGAATTGTCTATTAGAAATATCAGATAATGGGGGTGATTTAGTATTCGGCTCTTTGGGTTGGAAAATATACGGAACAGATAAATACTTTTATGAGTATGGAGGAGAGGACTGGAAGACAATAAGAGACTTTCGTAAAATGTAAAAATTATATACACACTTGATTTTATTAACACTTAAATAGCAACCCTTTTTTTTCGGTAAAATTATCGTATTAACCCTTGATACAGCAATAAAAAAAAACGACAAAAAAAAATTGATTTGCTTTTTTATTTAATAGAATGGAGTATCTAATAAATAAATCATAAGTAAATAAAATGATGAACTTTACCTTTAACGAGTCTGATAAAATGATGATGAGTCTGAACGCAAATATTGAGTTATATTACTGGTCTGAGGTATTGTATCAGCACGGATGTTGGAAGCAAGAAGGTCGTATCCTTGACGAGGAGGAGTTCCTTCAAGAATTATATGAGGATGAGTTTGGGCTTGGGGAAGGAGGTGGTTATGGAGGCACAAACATCTACTTGGAATGTTGCAAGGGTGGTTTTGAGTTTAATGATGAGATGTTGTCAGATATGAGACTCTTTGTAATTAAAATGGCGGAAGAAAGATTGCAAGATGTTGATTCAGCCGAAATTGATACTCTGGAAAAGTTGGTGAATAGATATGCGTATGATTTCATTTTAAATAATTATCTTGGTTGGGGATTTAAGTAGATTACTACGAGAAATACAAATTATTAATAAGTAGAATAGATTTTATTAACACTTAAATAGGGGGCAACCCTTTTTTTTATTATAAACCTGTAATTCTTGCTCGTCTTATATAAGCCATTCTTTCCGCATCATCGTTATATTGACTTGATAATGAACTCTTATATCCTGCTGGTTTAGTTGTTTGTTTCTGTAATGGTATATAGGTTTGGGTAGGATAGGTAGGATAGAATCTATCCATTAATGATTTTAAGAAAAATTCAATCATTTTTTTTATGGTAGTTATATAATCCATTTTATATATAACAAATAGATTATATTTAACTGACATTAACCAAATTCTCTAAATCATCTGGATTTTTAAGAGAAATATTATAGAATCGTTCGCTTTGGTTCCGACCTATTCCAAATAATTGGCTCAACTGAATACCATCGTCACCATCTGGCTTTTCTGGGGTTGTGGTTCCATCACTTCCATCTGGGTTTTTTGTGTGTTTTGGTATCATGCCTAACGTATCTATTTTCATCTTATGGTGTAATAGGTTAGAGGACTCTTTCAACTTGTGATACAACGAATACTTTTTGGATAGATAGGCATTTCCATCTTCTCCTCGTTGAGTTTGGGGTAGTCTTGTTACACGATAAATATCAATCGCAAGGTTGTAATATTCTTTGGCTTGTTTCATTTCTAAATCCATATTTGCCGTAATATTTAGGTACATTTCTACGGCAGTAATTGTACCGATTAACATGCCGATTAAACATGTCGTTAATGAAATCCATTTTTGAGCAACAAATTTCTGTAATCCAACTGAAGCAGTAGCATTTAAAGAACTCATTATTAAGACTGGGATACGGAAATACTTGGAATACGATTTGTAGTAGAAAAATGACTTACGATGATAGTGATGTAAATTTATGCAATTTATCCTTAATTTCTCTAAAAGTTCTAAAACTTCTGGTGTCCATCCGCCAACCATTTTTTTATATATATTATGTATAGATAAATGTCAGGTATATCCAATTATACACTCAACCAAAAAATAAACGCTGTTTTGGGTAAGACAAGTGGGCTTCCATCTGTAATAAATTTAGATACTACATTAACAACTGGTAATAATGCTGGTGCGAACGATATTGATATGAATGCTAACGACATCTTACAAGTAAATAATATTGACCTTACTACGATTAATGGTAGTGCTTATCCTCCAGTAGTCGCTTCAACCCCCTCTGGAGCAATAATGTCTTACGCAGGAAGTGTTGCTCCAAGTGGATGGTTAATATGCGATGGGTCTGCTATTGCGACTGCATCATACCCAGACCTATTTGCAGTTATTGGATATGATTTTGGGGGTGCTGGAGCAAACTTTAACCTTCCAGATTTAAGCCAACGTGTGCCTATTGGCGTTGGGGGAAGTTTCGCAAGATTGAATATTGGTGGTAGTCCAACACATTCTCTTACTATTGCCGAGATGCCTTCACATAATCACAACGTAAATGACTCTGGTCATTTCCATTCAGCAATTTCGGTTGCTGGTAGCGGAGGAGGTACTGGTGTAGCGAGTTGGACGGTTGGGGGAGCGAGTGCTGGGAATGGGGGGACTTTTGGAACTACTGGTATTTCAACCACAGGAATTTCTATACAAAATAGAGGCGGTGGTTCGCCATTTAATATTCTTCAACCCTATTTAGTTCTGTACTACATTATAAAAACTTAACCATATTCATTATAAAATATTTTATGTCTATATAATATAAAATGTCAGGTATATCCAATTATACACTCAACCAAAAAATCAACGCTGTATTGGGAAAAACAAGTGGTATTCCATCTGTAATAAATTTAGACACAACATTAACCACAGGTAATAATGCTGGTGCGAACGATATTGATATGAATGGTAACGACATCCTAAATACTGCATCTGTTAGCAGTTCTAAATACAAAATAAATGAAGATTCAGATGGTGTGGATGGTGGATTGATAAAGTTCCAAACAAAAGAGGATGGTGGTGCTATAACCGAAAAAGTACGAATAAATAACGCTGGGGCAATAGGAATCGCCCCATTTTTTTTGTATGGAGGCACAAATCAGGTATTAGAGTCGCAAGGTGCTAACCTTCCACCAATTTGGAAAAACAATTTTCCTGATAAACTGACTTCTCTCCCAGTTTCCCCTAACTTCGGCGACCAATTTTTATTAAACTTTTCTGGTTCTGGTAATATTGGTGCTTTAATGCCGATGATTTACGACGGAATTAACTGGCGAGTAATTGGAAGTACTATTCTGTGTAGATGGTTTTGTGGTTCTGCATCACAAGTTATAAACTCAACATCAATAACTAATATAATTAATGGTGATTATGGTACTATAACATTTAGCCCCCCCATTACAGGATACTACGAAGTCGGACAAACGATGTTTAAATGGGAACTTAATAGCGGTATAGGTATGAGCACTTACTTCTCTTCTACGGATGGGACTGAAAATTGGCGACTATATTATGTGGAAGATTGGAATGGGTCTTACACCCACTGGAGGTCTGGTGTTTCATGTCCTATTGTTGTTCCATTACGATCAACCAAGACATACCGATTTACCGCAAATATTACATACGCATTTGGAAATCAGGGAACACTATTTACAGAGGGAACTGCTTATGTTAAAGCAGTTTCTTCATAAATGTAAGAGTTTAGGATTTTTATAATATATGCCTATTATATATAAATGTCAGGTATCTCTAATTATACACTCAACCAAAAAATCAACGCTCTATTGGGAAAAACAAGTGGTCTTCCTTCTGTAATAAATTTAGATACTACATTAACAACTGGTAATAATGCTGGTGCGAACGATATTGATATGAATAATAACGACATCTTACAATTAAAAAACATTAATAATTTCCTATATTTTGATTCTTTAAATAGCCGACTGGGTATTAATGTTCCAGTACCCACAGAAGATTTAGAATTAGATGGGAATTTCCAAATGAATACTGGTGGAACGAGCAAGATTGTTTTTTACGATAGTCCCAACGCACACGAACATGCTGAAATAGATGCCGAAGGTGAAGGAACAAATGGTGGAGTGATAAAATTCCAAACCAAAATAGATGGTGGTTCTGTAACTGAAAAATTACGAATAAATAACGCAGGTGCAATTGGGTTAGGAGGTGCAAACTACGGAACATCAGGACAAGTATTAACCAGTAATGGAGCAACTGCCCCTACTTGGACTACTCTTGCCCCAACACCCTATCCTGCTTGGACGACTTTTGGAGCAACAATTCTACAACCAGGCACCCCACTTGCTACAAGTTTTAATGAGTGTGCGTATCTTGTAAATGGTAGTATGGTTACAGCAAGATATAATATAAGAATGAATGATACTGGGACATTAGGTAATACTATACGAATAACTTTACCAATTCTTACGAGTAAATATGCTACTACTGGGACAAATGGAATGAATTGTCTTGGTTCTGTGTCTTTTTATGACCCTAATCGTCAGTATGATTCGTATTATCAATATTCTCTAACGGCTAATTGTGTTGGTGGAACAAACGCAAGTATATTTTTTTTAGGTGGAATAAATAAGATTGGCTTGTCGTTTTTCGGTCAATATCCACAAGTCAATATTGTGCCTAATACTTTTATATCAGCAATCATCACGTATGAAATATAATATATGCTTAAATTAATCAATATTAGATATTTTAGGAAAATAAAAATATCTAACTAATGTATATAGAATGGATTTAGACAAGATATTTGACCTAAAAAATATCACGGAATCATCCAAGAATCTGTACAAACGTAATCTCCTTAAACTTAACGACGGCAAAGAAATTAAAAACCTGAAATTTTTGTCTGATGAACAAGGAATTTTAGAAAAAATGGTGAAGTACAAACCCAATACTCAACGCTCGTATATTATTGCTATAGTGAGCCTCCTTAAATGCATGTCTATTTCTGACCCTAAAAAGTGGAAGAAATTGTATGATAAATATTATGCGAATTTAGAAAAACTTAACAAAGAATTGAAATCTAATAATAACAAAACACCCAAAGAGGAAGAAAACTGGATTACCCAAGATAAGATTGACGAAAAAGTGGAACATTTTAGACCCATTTTAGAAATGGCTCGGAAAAAAAAGAAATTAGACGAGCGTGAATTTAAAGACCTACAATACATGTTAATACTGGCTTTGTTTGTCATGCAACCCCCAAGACGAAACCAAGATTATCAGAAAGCAGTCATCTGTAAAAAACTGGATAGAGATGTTTTAGAGAAAATGAATGTCGTGGATTTAGAAAATAATAAATTTCTTTTTTCCAACTATAAAACCAAAGGTACTTACCAAATTCAGGAACAACCTATTTCTAAAGAAATCAGGGATATTCTTGACCTTTATATAAAGCACCATCCACTTAAGAAACATCTCACCAATAAAACATGCATCCCCTTTTTAGTGGATTATTTTGGGAATACTTTAGACAATAATAATGATATTACTCGCATACTTTATAGAATATTTGATGGGAAGAAAGTAGGCTCCAGTATGCTACGGAAAATATTCCTTACCAATAAATATGGTGAGACAATTAAGGAGATGGAACAAGATGTAGCCAAGATGGGCACAAGTGTGGAAACAGCCCAAAATCATTATGTGAAGAACGATTCTTGACTATCTGCTTATGATATAGGTGGGAATCTGATTGAATTCCCTACGGCTCCTCACATACAGGATATAGGAGGGAACTGGTTGCCTTCTCATTCTGGTTATTGGTTCTATTGAGTTTTGTCTTTCTATTATATAATAGTGAAAAACCACCAAAACCACCTCTTTTGCCCTGAAATGATAAAGTATTCTTATATATAGAATAATTCTCTATTTTTATAGATAGAAAGTGAAATCAGGGCAAATTAGGAGGTTTAGGGGGTTTTTGTGGATTATATAACAGGTAACCCTCCCAGCCCTGCTGTTCCAATAAGGGTTGC